TTTTTTCTTTATGCTCTTGCGCAGGCGAGTGTGGGTATGAAAAAAGACGTATCCAACGAAATCTATGCCTCTGCTTTCTACCGGGAATATCTGCCAGTTGCCTTTTACCTGTAGATTTAATTCTGTAGACAGGTAGATTGTGATTTCTTTCAGAAGGATATGAAGATCTTCTTTGGAGTCAGATAGAATAACCAAGTCGTCGGCGTAACGGAAGTAGTATTTGATACCCTTTACCTCTTTTAGCCAGTGGTCAAAATAGGTCAGGTAGAAGTTTGCCAGGTACTGACTCAGATAGTTGCCGATCGGTAACCCTTCGGCGCTGTCTATTATTTCATCCAGCAACCACAGCAGATCACGGTCCTTTATCTTACGCCTAAGCAAAGATTTAAGTATGTCGTGATCAACGGAGGGGTAGAACTTAGTAATATCCAGTTTCAAACAATACTTTGTTCCGGGGACATCTTTAAGTGCTGATTTTACGCCATTAGCAGCAGCATGAATACCCTTTCCCTTGATACAGCTATAGGTGTCAGCCGTGAAGACGGAAAGGAATATTGGCTCCAAAATATTCATTACTGCATGGTGCGTAATCCGGTCAGGAAAGTATGGAAGGCGAAATACAAGGCGTTCTTTTGGTTCATAAACCTTGAATGTGGTGTATGGAGATGTTTTATACGTCTTATTCACCAGCATATCGTGTAGGGCCTGTATATTCACTTCTTTGTTCCTATCATGGACCTTAACACCATATTGATATGCCTTCCTTTTCCTGGCTTTTTCATCAGCCAATTGAAGGTTTTCAATGGAACAAATGCTTTGATATAGATTATTTATCCGTTTCATACGCTTTGCTTTGGATCGGCTGCCTTTCTCTACCAGAACGGGATACTAAATAGCCTCTCAGAGTATCATTTTTTGCCAAGTGGCAAGGCCTGTGCAGGCAAAAAAATTAAGCATAGCTGGAGCCGACATTCGAGTTATCGTTATCGTAGTTCGATTCGTTGAACTGGAAACTGCTGGGGCTCTTCCTGCACACAACCTGTTATTTTACTTTATGAAAGCCTTCCACTGTTCTTCAAAGGTTTTCACCGAATGTTGTAGGCCCTTTTCTTCATGAAAGCTAAAGCCGGAGCCGACAACCGAGAGATCGCTAGCGCAGTGCGAAGCGTCGAACCGGAAACCGCCGGGGCTTTCTTTATACTCTTCCAGATCCCACCAGGCATATCTTTTGGGTTTACCATTGTTCCAGTCAAATGGCTTGTTGTCGTTGATAGCAGAGTTCACTAAGAGCAGACTCAAAGCTGCAGTAGCCTGCCCACGTAAATGTTCAGGGAATCCCGACAGATCAGGTATAACTGTTTCAGGATTAACGCCGTGAAACTCGGCTGCTTCTTGTACTGATGTTACTAATGGCATGATGTATTGTTTAAGCTGTTTTCAATTGTTTGTATACGTCGATGAACCTGGTTCCGGCACAGTCTGAATATTTTTCTTCGAAAAAGCAAAGGCCGGAGCCGACAAACGAGATAGCGCTATCGCAGCCCGAGTCGTGGAACCGGAAACCGCCGGATGTATCTACTATGTGCCATGGGAACCACTTCCTTTGATCCACATCAAATGCATTGATCTTTTTACCGCCGTTGAAGGCCAAGGCTATTTGTTTAGCCAACCGGAACCCTATTTCATCCTGTGGCAGATCCGCACAGGCTAAATAGAAGGCTTTTTCATCTACTCCGTTCTCTGCAAAAACATCACTTAATGTAAGCAGGCGATCACGAGGATCATCAGAGAAGGAGCCGGGCGGAAAAGACTTTACGAATATCTTTTTCATAGTATCCGAGGCGTTGGGATACTCCTGTCTGGCGGTAGCCAAGTCTAGTTGCAAGTTTGTTAGTGACATTTTTATTGTGTGTTTATTATTCAATAATCATTGCCTTTACATCGTTGTCGAAGGAGGCTATGTAGGGTTCGATTACTTGGTTGGATGGAAAAGGCGGAATGAAATACTTGCTGGCTTCCAATACGCGAGTCGTAAGGAAGTCCTTATCCTCTTGCGGAACCTCGAACCGAATTTTATTTAGGTTTTTGTAGTATCCGTTGTCTTTTAAGAAAGGCAATTCATTAGTTCCTGCGGACCAGATAAAGTATGCGGCAGGATTTCCGTCTACCATTGCTTTAATCTCTGGTATTTCCGATTCGTAAGGCACATATACTATCAACTCGGCATCGGGAACATCTTGTATGCAGGAATTGGAAACGAGTTGCCAGTAGAACTTTTCACCGTCTTTGTGCTTTTTGTGTTTAAGTCCGCGCGGGTCCGTATATCCGAAGCGGATTGCGTTCATCGCCGCCATTCCTGTTAGACCATCATACAGGGGTTGAACCAGCTGGCAGAATGATTTTAATGTGAAGGGGCATTTGAAATCGTACACCCCTCTTTTAGCTCCCTCTATTGTTCCGTCGTCGCTGCCAGCCCATCCTGATACAGTAGGGTGTAGTTTAGTGATATTGGAAGAAAAGGTGTACTCTGGTCCAAGTTTATCAAAAACATATGGCTCCAACACTTTCCCCCACACCATAGGTTTGGCGTTCTTTTCGTCGTCGATAGAACGCCCGAGTAGCCTCTCCATATTGATTTCTTCGATATAGGTGTAAAATGGATCACCAAATGACCCGGCCTTCGTGTCGCTAGTTGTAAGAGCAACTATTTCGCTACTGGTGGCGTTACCTATTCTTTCAATGTTCGTTGTCATGGCTACTTAGATTGAAGGAGTTTTAAAAGCTTGTTATAAGAGTTCACCTCTTTATTGTTGATAATGCGATCGGCGGAGGTTATTTCATCAGGCGTCAGCGCATCTTTCTTCAGATCGTAAAGAGCGGTTATGTCTTCCAGCGGAACAGGAGACTCTTCATTCGACTTTTTCTTTTCAGGGTAGAAGGTTTCATCTACTGTGGTATCGCCGTCTTTAATGGCCTGCCATAGCCCCACCAGGTTCTTTATTTCTTCTGCTTTAATCTGTGTTGCTTCACGTAGGCCAAGCGCTTTGAGTATGGCCTTTTCATCTACGCCGTATGACTTCATGAACTCGTCCAGCGTCTTTTTTCTTTTGGCAACCAGCTTATTTTCGTCGGACACATCGCCTATTAGCTTTTCCTGTGCTGCCTTATACCCTGCATTCCAAACAGGTTTAGGAACCACATTGAAAACGGCGTTTCGGAGAGCAATAGAGGCGCCAGCGCTACCTGTAACGGTAATCATATCCTCATTGTATCTAACCCCGTACTTATCAAGTATTTTGCGTTTTACCTCCACTCTAATGCCTACGTTGTTTTCCAAATCAATGCATGTAGCTTGGCATATGACGTGTGTTTTGTCAGCCAATCCCGCTTTAGCCTCTACCCTGAGATTTCCGTATTGCTGTATTACTATCCTTGCCAAATGAACGGAGGGGCCATTAATGGTTTTTCCTCCGCGCGGCAGAGCATATCCACATTCTTTAGCTGTTTCTTCATCCATAGAGGCGATAGCTACTATATTATCCTTACACCTGTGAATGTTTCGTGGGAATTTCTTAGCTGTTGCAATCTGCTTATCAATAAGTGCCCCTTCCTGAGCTTCTAGCGTTGATAAGTCCATGATTTCAACTTTTACGTTTTCTTCCATATCTTTGCTTTGTGTGATTGATTACTGGCTCCTGTTACAGCAGGGGCCTTTTATGTGTTCAAAAATTCTTCTGCCAGGTCTTTCGCTTCTCCATCTGGTAGGAGGGCGCTGATCTTCTTCATTACCTCGTATGCTTCCAGCAGCTTTTTGCCTTTCCAATTAATACCGGCTATGAATGCTTTCGCCAATTCGCTGCTTTTGTGAACGCAATCAACGTCTTCGACAAAGGCATCAACAGCATTGCGTATTGACTCTTCTTCTGTCTCAGGCATAACTGAACGTTTAAGCGGTAAGGAAGGTCTTGCTGCGCCGCCCCAAGCTTTTGAAGCGTTAAGGCTGGCTACTGTGATCAGCTTATTCATAACTGAATGCTAATTCGTATAGGTAAAGAAATTGACTGGCAGCATATAAACACAGTCCTTCCGATTTGAAAACAAGGCGGGAGCCGACAAGCGTATCCGCGCTACCGTAATACGTAGCGCCGAGCCGGAAGCCGGGTTGATTCATGTAGAACCAGGCATAGTATTTACGCTCGCTGGAATCATTCCAGTTAGGTTTCCATCCCTCGTTGAGTACCTGAGTAAGCAACTCTAGCTTCTCCTTGGCAATCTGATCCATACGCAGGCCAATACTGATTCGTTTATCGGTCCAGTCCTTTAAGTCGATGCCCAATTCGGAGAATATATCTTCTTCTGATGCTACTCGCTCCATGATAGATGCACTGAAGAACTGTTTTGACCAGGTAGATTCCAGAATCTCCTTTACGCCAGGTATATTAGCTTTGTGAAGCTTACGAGCGTCTGCATCAGAAAGTTGTAATGTTTTCATTTTGAATTATTGTTTATCTGTTTTTTAATGTCTTTTATCTCTTTGTCCAACTCCTTGTTTCTGAGTATTGCCAGAACAGCAAGGAATAGTGCTACAGCAGCCATACGTTTTGTTTTACGCAAGCTTTTAAAAATTGGCCCGGTGTAGAAACACAGGCCGTAAACGATTGCTTGCCATATGAAAAAAACTAAGTTTAAAAAGGCCACCCAGAACCCGCATCCATTTCCATGTCCCAATCCAACTCGTTGCTGTTGATTGCTGAGTGGGTGGCCTAAGAAGTTTACATTAAAGCCAGGGCGTAGACACGTCCCGACTAACCCTTATTGCTTAAAACCAATTAGTTTGAAGAATGGTGACCGGATCTCTGCACGGTGATAATTAAATCTTGTCTACCTATCTTAATGGTCGTTTTCTTCTGCCTGTCGCACCAGCCGCATAGCTTGATGCCTACCGTTATACCTGTCAGGAAAAGCAGAATACCTGAGCAAACCAGAATGAATATTGTTGCCTTATCCATATTACATTGTATTACGGGTGAAGTGACTCATGAGGTCATCGTGAACGTCTTTCATGATCCTGACTGTTCCGCCGGTAGCTTTCGCCAGATCCTCTTCAACGAGATCATTCATTGATTTGATGTGGCAGTAGAATCTGTGTTCGGTGCTGGCGATAGTATCAGCAAAGTACTTATCTCCGTTGTCCAGCGCTTTGAGCCCCTTCATCTGGTCGAGTATTTTCAGACCGTCGTTGAGCTTCTGCTCGTATAGTTCGATATTCATGACCTTTTATGTTTTTCCTGTAAAATGAATATGGTTGTCAGTAGTGCAAATGCACCAACCATAAGTAAGGCGTCAATCGTTTGCATATAAGTGGTATTAGTTTATCGTGGTTTGCAATTCTGAAAGTTGATTTTCAAGGTTGTTCGCTCTGTCTTCCTGTTCTTCTCCCCATTCGCGCAGCAAATGATTGCTTCTTCGTAGCTGCTCCATTTCGTCTTCCAGATCTCTGAGATACCAGATTGCATCATTTATCTCGGCATCTTTTCGGCCATCACTAGCAGCCATTAAAGCAGCCTCACAGCAGGATATAGAACTCTTGATATTTTTAATCACTGCGTCTATATCAGGACATGTATGCTTTACAGGACCTCTTGCCATTGCTATCGTTTTAGTTTATGGTTTCATCGTTCCAGGGGCCGGAGATAGTATCTTCTATCTCCGCATCCAATTGTTTACTTTGTCTGTTGAGCGCTTTCAGTGCCCAGATAAAGGCAGCGAAGCAAGCAATCCCCGCAATCATGCAGCGGTATTCGGTAGGGCTGAAGTGTATCATTGTTTATAGTTGTGTTTGGTTTAAGCGGTGAGTTCGTCGAGCTGGTTTTGCAGATCCCTTTTCCGTTGGGCATAGAAATCCCAATTACGCGACTTCTTTGCGTGCCTCATTGTTTGCCATCCGTCAGCCATAACCGTAGTTCTGTTCTTTTCAAGCTGTGCTTCTACTTTCGACAGCTCTTTTTTAACCGATTCGATTTGTTGCTCTTTCGTCATGACTGGTGGTTTAAGCTGCTGTTTGGGTATTGGTAGAGACAGGCGCATCTTCCGTTAACTCAGTAGGGCGTATACCTATCTTTTTGGAAATCAGAACGACTACACCATGCTCTGTAAGTCGGCGGCTATTCTTGTTCAAGGCAGAAATTAAGCTGCCTGGCTTTACTTCTAATTCCGCGCACACCTGAGCAAATAATTCAGGGTCATTCTGTATAGCCTCCCGGGCGTCTTTTGTTAATTGCTTTGCCATTTGATATATATTTGCGCTGTATCGTTTTGATATATCAAAGATAAGGTTGTTTTTTCCATACTTCAAAGTGTTTTGTATGGAAAATGCAATATTTAGAAGTTGTTTAAAACAAACCGCCTTTAATTAGATGGATTCTAAAAAGGAGCTGATTGATCTGATAAATTCTATCAAAACAGCAACAGGTATAACCCAGAAAGATATAAGCGTAGCTGCTGGCTACACCGAAAAGTACTTGTCCGAAGTGATAAGCAAGGATGCCGTTACCAGGAAAGTCATAAATAATGTAAGGCGAACATTTCCTGTCGGTACGGAAAAAACAACCATTAAGGCAGTAAAGAGCCCGTTCCCTGATGATGGACTTATGGAAGAGCGCGCAATGATCCGTGTTCTGGCCAGGGAAGTGGCAGAACTGCGGGTTTTGATCGATAAAAAGGGGAATGCTGACGATATTACAATGGAGTATGCGAAGCGAGCCAAAGCAGTTTTAGATGCGATGAAGGCTTTTTAATTGGTTTTTTCTTGCCCCTTTTTGGGCGTTTTTTAGCCTGTTTAGTCATAGCGAGCGTTTTTAATCGAAGATGCAATGCTTTCAGTGGGTTAAAATGCTGAGGGATAATGAATTTATAAAAAAGCGGTGTAACGCCAAATTAAAATCGGGTAAAATATTACTCATTAATCATTAAAATCGGTAGACTTATCACGAAATACTTAAAAGTAGGTATATGAGAATAGTTGCTTTATTGTTATTTATAATCCCGATAACCCTTTCAGCTCAGAAAACCGGCATATTGCCTTACCAGGGATACAAGGTCGTTTATATGGACACGGTGCCGCTAAAGAATGGTAATTTCCAGATGACCGCCAAGGTGGGCCTGAATAAGTATGTTTCTGTTTATAACTCAACTATTTTTCAACAGGTAAACAAGATTGGTGACGTTATATCTTATGAGGACAGCGCCATGGTCGTGGCGAATGTTCGGTTTAATGTTTCGCAGATGTTTGCCAATTCGCTGACGGATGGGACGGTTACGGTCACGCGCCAAGGAGATAGGGCAATCGTTACGCTGACCGACTTGGTGATTACTAAATCTGCCGATGTGGTTGCCGGTGCGCAAGCTGGTAATAATCCAGTAGAGAACATTGATAATGCCAAATTCAAAGGTTACCTGCGAAAGCTGCACAGTCAAATACGTATTCTTTTTCAATCATTTAGATAATATGAAGACTATTCTGTGCCTTCTTTTACTTGCACCCATAGCACTATTTGCGCAATCAGATAGCATTCCATTTAAAAAGTGCAATACTATAACAGTTGAGTTCAATGGATCAGCAGATTCCGTATTTAGGGCTGTTGGTGCCAATTTATTGGATCACGGTTATTTAATCGAAAAGAAGGATTCGGAGCTATTCACCATTCTAACAGAAGAAAAGCGGGCGTCGGGAATAATGGCCTGGTACAAGGTAGCAGTTAGGATTGTGGGCAACAAGGCGATTTTTACCGGCTTACTCCGGCTTCAAGGTTTTGAAGGGTGGGATAAGGTTCGCTATCAGGGCAGCGGGAAAAGCGCATTTATGCAGTCATGGGCGGCTATGGAGGGGCTGTCCGCTAGTGTTAATGGGTCAAAAATATATACCATTCAATAATCAAAAAAACAAAAATGAAACGATTACTACTTGCTGCCGCTTTGGCAACTGCTTTAATTTCATCCTGTACAGCTAAAGATGACAAAGACGGAACATGTACCGGTTCGACTCCATGTACCGCCTGCCGGAACTGTAGTTCATGCAAACACTGTCATCAGAACGGCGGAAAGTGTGGTGTTTGCCGATAGGTCCTTAAAATCCAATATCCTTACCAGCATATGCCCCCCAAACTTCTCCCCCATAACAAAAGAATACTGGAAGTACTGGAAGAATACCAGTTAAAGGAAGGAATAAGCAATTCCGAAGCAATGAGGCGTATTGGTTTCAATTCCCGAAATACCAGCAAGCTGAAAAGGGGGGAGAGCGGGTTTACTATTCCCCAACTGGTAAGTATCTGCCAGCTATCCGGAGTTTCCGCTAATTGGATATTGGGCCTGTCAAGTACAAAGTATTCATCCCCGCAAAATGAGCTACAGTCACTCGATCTTATCTCCGTTTTAGAGCTTACTATCCAGGAACTGAAAGCCCGGAAATAATTTTTTTGCCCTGATGGTAGTATTTTTTATTACTTTGTAGTATATATTACTACATGGCGGGAAGGCCGAAAAATATCGAAACGCCGGAAATACTCTGGAATCTCTTTGTTGCATACCGCGACTGGATTAAGCTTCACCCTATTTTAAAGCATGACTTCGTAGGTAAAGATGCCAACGAAGTAGAGCGCCGCCTCGAGCGGCCTTTGACATTTGTAGGCTTCGAGTCATTCCTTGATGAACAGGGAGTTATTGCAGAATTGAAGGATTACGAGGCCAATAAAGAACAGCGATACACAGAATTCGCCCCCATCATTGCGCGCATTAAGCGGTGCATTGAGACAGATCAGTTTGAAGGCGCTTCCGTCGGTATCTACCAGCACAATATTATCGCCCGCAAATTGGGCCTTGTGGACAAGGTGGAGAGCAAATCAGACGTGAAGGTGACGAACCATGTGGATCTTGACACGGTATCCACCGAGGATCTGGCCCATCTGGAAAGGATATTGAAAGCCCAAAAATCAAATGAGCCTCAGTGAAGCAATCAGCAAAATACGGTTGTCTGAACTCCGCACCGAGCTTTTTAAGCGTCGGAATTTTGATTTTATCACACATCATAATGGGCATTATCACAGTATACAGGACGAATGTTTACGCATTCTCACCGATGACACAACGCGGGAATGTGCCTACGGTGGTGCTGCAGGCGGCGCAAAGAGCTGGACGGGCTGCGGCTGGCTGGCCTATATGTGTGAAGCTTTCCCTGGCACCAGGTGGTTTATTGGCCGGGAAGAGCTAAAAAGGCTACGGGAATCGACCTTTCAGACCTTTATCAAGGTTTGTAAGGCTTACGGAATAGAAGGGTGGAGGTATAACGGGCAGGACCATTTTATCCAGTTTACGAATGGGAGCCGGATAGACCTGCTGGATCTGAAGTATTTGCCCAGCGATCCGCTGTATGAGCGTTATGGTTCGATAGAATACACCGGCGGCTGGATAGAGGAAGGGGGAGAAGTAAATTTCGGCGCTTATGATACGCTTAGGACCAGGATAGGCAGGCATTTGAATGATAAATACGGCATCATTCCAAAGCTCTTTGTAACACTTAACCCGAAAAAGAACTGGTGTCACACTACGTTCTGGAAGCCGTTTAAAACAGGTGCGTTGCCGGCACACGTGAAGTTCCTGCAGGCGCTGGTAACAGATAATCCGTTTATCGACAGTGTGTATATCGAACAGCTGCATGCGATCAAGGACAAGACGAAGAAGCAACGGTTACTGTTTGGAAACTTCGATTATGACGATGACGATAACGCCCTGATGGATTACGATACCATCACCAACCTATTCACAAACGAATATGTTGCCGGTGGGACAAAGTACATCACAGCGGATATAGCCCGGTTTGGTCGGGATAATTCGGTTATTATGCTTTGGTCAGGGTTCAGGGTTGAAAGCGTTCATGTGCTGAGGGGCAAAAGCACTACCGAGGTGTCATCCTTCATTAAGCACTTGGCGGGGAAGAATAAGATCGGAATGTCGAATGTGATTGTCGATGAGGATGGTGTAGGTGGTGGTGTGGTTGACCAATTGAATTGTAAGGGATTCGTGAATAACGGCAAGCCAATGCCCAACCCTAAGAGCAAGACCGACGAGAACTATAAGAACCTGAAAACGCAGTGTTATTACATGCTTTCAGAAGTGGTAAACACCGGCGAAATGTATGTCCACTGCGAAAATGAAGAGATTAAAGAGGCGCTGGTCGAAGAACTGGAACAGGTGAAGAAAAAGAACGCAGATAGTGATGGAAAGCTGGAAATAGTGCCCAAAGATGAGGTTAAGGAGCTTTTAGGGCGATCGCCAGACTATTCTGATACACTGATGATGCGAATGTACTTTGAATTAAGCCCCGTGCAGATGTGGGCAGTAGCATAAATGCAAACCAATGGCAAAAATATTCGGTTTTGAGATAACAAAGGCCCGACAAGCGGAGCAAAGGATCGAAGAAGCAAAGGAGTTGATCCGGTCCGAAATGCAGGCTCAGCTGTCAGGTATATTCCTCAATAGCAACCTGCCACAAGTGCTTGTGCCCAATTTTACCAAGGGCAAGCCGGGCAGCCAGGTTTATGCCACCAATAGTGACCTATATTCCATTGTGCGATTGATAGATAAAACGGCAGCTATGGTACAGCTGTGGTCGTACGTTAAGAAGGATGAAAAGGAGTATCAGAAGTATGCCGATATGCGCAACAAGAAGGATTATACACCGGAAGGCATGTATAACCTCAAACGGCAGCAGGAAAAAGCGCTTGAGATAGCGGGCGACAACGATGAGTTGCAGATGAAGCTTGACCGACCAAACGAAACACAGAGTCGCCAAGAGTATTACGAGGCCGTGTATGGTAACCGGTTAATATCTGGTAACTCATTCATTTACACGCCGCGCCTTGATTTGGGGGCAAATGCTGGCAAAATACAAGGGTTTTACCCTATGCCCACCGAATACACTTTCATCATTGCGAGTCAAGGATTTCCCGCCTTTGTGTTGGGCTACGAGATGCTTATGAATGGGGTTAAGCTTCTGGAAACGACCGAGGTTTTGCACATGAGGTATTGGAATCCTCGTTTTAATACATCAGGGTCGCAGCTTTATGGTCTTTCGCCTGTTGAGGTGGCTTTGAAGATAACCGAGAGATCAAGCGCCGCTAAAGACGCCAGCGTGGCACAGTATCAAAACGGCGGTCCATCCTGGATATTGTCGAATAAGGATATTTCGGCGGACAATTCAAGTGTCAGTCAGATAACCAAAGTAAAGGAGAGGCACGAAAAAGAGTATGCGGGACCTGAGAATAGAGGTAAAGGGATGTTTATGTCTGGCGATACACAGTTTCATCAAACCGGCATTTCTCCGGTTGACCTCAACCAGATTGAGGGTGAAAAGCTTACCATGGATCAGCTGTGTAACATTTACGGCGTGGACTCGGTTTTGCTCAATAATCATGAGGCGGGCACAGATAACAACGTGGGCCACATGATTAAGCGCCTATACACTAATGCAGTACTTCCAGAGGTGTACGCTTACCGCGACCTACTCAATACTCATGTGGCGCCTACATTCTCAACAAAAGGCAGGAAACTGGTGGTTGACTGCGATATAACCGGCATAAGCGAGCTGCAGCCAGACATGAAAACAACAGCTGAATGGCTTGCTGCTTCCTGGTGGATTTCCCCCAACGAAAAGCGTGAGGTGCAGAAGTTTGAGAAACGTACAGAGCCCGAAATGGACGAACCATGGGTGCCCAATACTTACGCGCCACTCTCACAGGCTACCATCGTAGTAGATCCTTTGGTAACCGATCCAAACAATCCACAGCCATGACCCTGGAAGAAATAGCAGAAAAGGCTATCCCCTTCGCAAAGAAGGAATGCGAGATAGGAAAGGGGATAAAGCTGAAGGCCCGAAAGCAACTCATTGATCGCATAAAAGCATGGTATCAGGAGCAAATGACGCCAACAATAGTGCAACATGACCAAACATGACCAAAATAAACGCTGGCGTCAATTCCACATCTTCCAGGCTCAAATGGAAACGAAATGGCGCGGGCCGATGCGCAAAGCCCTGCTTGCTCAGATCCAGCAGTTTATCGACTATGCTGCAATACATACCTTTCCCTTTGCGGTTGCTCACATTGACCAGGTGATCACTATAGAGCCCATTATGAAGGTGCTAAAGCCGCTCTATCGGGATGCCGGCGGTAGGTGGGGTATGATGACCTATCGCGAGTTGAACCAGCTCAAGCGAATGAGCAATATTAATAGCGAGCTGCTGGATTACATTGACCAGTATTTTGAGTTAAATATCCTGAACAAGTCGGCGCTGCCTATAACATCAACCCTGCGCAATTGGGTGCGTGAGCAGATAACGGAGGGATTGGCGGAAGGTAAAAGCTTCGAGCAAATAGCGAATGATATGGTCGGGTCTGATTTCACCAAAAACAAGGCGCTCGTTATTACCCGCACCGAAACAGTACGCGCCTCCAATGCAGGAGCTATAGAAGGAGCCAGAAAGACCGGATTAGCAATGCGTAAGGTGTGGATATCAGCCAAAGACAACCGTACCCGGCGCGATCACTTGCTGGCAGATGGCCAAACGGTTGGATTCGATGACTCTTTCCAGGTTGGAGGTTTCCCTATGAAACAACCCGGCGATCCTAATGGGCCAGCGAAAGAAACGATCAACTGCCGCTGTACTGTCGGAATGGAAGCTATAAGGGATGCAAGGGGTAGGCTTATACGGCAACCATAGACCTGTCAAACTTTTCGTAAGTATATTGAAAGGGTTCATATTCGTCACAATGTGGGCAATATTGATAATCATCGTCAATGCCTTGCCTTTCTGGTATCTGACTTAACAAAGTTTCCTTTCCACAGCTGCTGCATGGTATAGATGGGTCTTCGTATCTGTACGAGTATTCTGGTATTGGAGTGTGATCGAAACGTATTCTTTCCGTAGTGAATGCTATTTCAGCCCCATCTATGCCATCAAAGATCTGCGCAGCCTCTGGGCCCTCTATTACGCCAGATGCGTATATTACCTTTCCATCCTCATCTGCTTGCCACTCGGTTACTATAATACCATCCGGGCATTCAATACCATATTCAGTCCTTACCGGCTTTAAGAGCCAATCCGGAATAGATTTACTCAAACTGAACCGCCCGGTTGTGAGTCCTGGCATGCAGGTGGTTTCCATTCCCGCGTTTTCATTACGCTTTATGGTGCTACGGTCTATTTTAATGATGGTCATACTTACAATTTTACGGTTAATTCCTCGCCCGTCAAAGCGAAATATAGGTTTTGAAGCTGGTGTAAGCTTACCACATTGAGGGTATGATCTACATAATGGAACTGGAATAAATTACCCACCTCTATTATCCTAATCTTATGTATCGGCTCTACCCAAATGATGTAGTTAAGTACTCCGTTAAACCCTCCGGCCCGCTTCTCAAACCCGCAATTTTTCAGTATCTCAATATTTAATTCAATTCCATGAAATAATGGCGCAGATCCTTCCCATAATAGCGCTATTGTTCGCGGGTCGACCCGAAAAGGCTTTCCATTTGATTCAGCAATCCAGTTGCCTATTCTTACTTCGTTGTCTTTCATTTTGTGAATTTATGAAGCTTAATTAAAGCGGAAATGGTTGCTAAAAAATATTCCAATTCAGCCCTGCTTTTGTTTTTCCCGGTGAATAAGTGTTTCCAGCATATTGGTGTAGCTGCGATTCTCTTTCGCTGCCAGCTCACGCAGTGTTTTCTTAGCCTCTTCTGACAGGCAGAAGTTGCTGCCTTTCTTTTTCTCTTTTGCCATTGTATAACAGTTAAAGTGTAGTTGTATAACCCTTATACAATAATACTACAATTTTTGGAAATAGTAGTATAAAATATTACTGTGTAGTAAATAATACTACACTTTTGTTCCTGTGAAAGCTATCTACAGCATACCGCAGGAACTAAAAGCCTCCATTAAAGATGTTGATGGAAAGAAAGGGATTGTCACCGGGTATTTTGCCAGCTTCAACAATGTAGATAGCGACGGGGATATTATCATACCAGGAGCATTTCTTAAGAGCATTGCGGAAAGCGGGCCCAATAGCGCCAAGCCTCGTGTAAAGCACCTTTTAAACCACGATGTACGTCAACCGCTGGGAGAAATACAGGTATTGAAGGAAGATTTAAAAGGGCTGTACTATGAAAGCCAAACAGGTTCTCATAATCTGGGAGTTGACTTCGTGAAGATGGTGGATAGCGGATTGATAACCGAACACTCCATTGGATACGAAACAATGAAATGGCGCAACCACGACACCGCTACCTATAGCATGTACGGTAAAGATTACCCTGTACGTGAATTACAGGAGTTAAAGCTATGGGAAGGCAGCAGCTTAACGGCATGGGGCGCTAATAGCGAAACCCCATTAACAGGCCTTAAATCAATGACCAACGAGCAGATACTAGCTCGTATTCCATTACTCAAATCAGCTATCAAGAATGGCACTTTCACCGATGCCACTTTCGATATACTCATTGCGGAGTTATCCGCTATTGAACAGGCGTATAAGGCACTTACTGAAACCACTCAGCCGGGCGGCAATGACCGCACCACTGAGCCGAGCGGAAGTGAATTGATAGACGCTATCAAATCATTCTCCATACAACTTAATTAACCACAATGGATAAGAAAGAACTCGAATTGGCACTAGCAGACCTCAAAAGCAAATTAGAGGAATCTATGAGCGCCAAGATGAAAGCCGAAGTTGAAGCGCAAATCAAAGCACTGGATACACAACTGAAAGCTTTGGAAAAAGCCGGTACTGATATCAAGGAGCTGAAAGACACCCTTGATGAAATCAAAGAGGCCAACAAAAAGAATCAAGAGGGCATGGATAAGGTGTTCCTGTTGATCAAAAACGGCAGTTTACAAGCCGAACAAAAGTCTTTCGTGGAAACACTGGAAGATTCCATCCGTGGAAAGAGCGCAGACCTGGAAGGCATGAAAGATAATATGAAAGGCAATGCTGCCTTGACTATTAAGGCTTTCAATGCAAAGGCGGCCGGCACGATGACCATCAACAATAACTACAGTGGTGGCACATATGGTTTGACTACCTGGGACCCTCAGTTTGCACGCATCGTAAGGCGTCAGCCTTTTATGCGCCAATTGGTAAGCGTTCGTCCTACTACTTCTAAGTATGTGGCATGGGCCGAACAGGCTAATCCTGATGGTGGCGCGGGCATGACTGCGGAAGGTGCAGTAAAAAGCCAGGCAGACTTCGACATTGTTGAACGTACTGCAGAAGTTAAAAAGGTTACTGCTTATATCAAGACCTCCAAAGAAGCCCTGGCAGACATTGGCTATTTGGCCTCTGAGATCAACCAGGAATTGATTGAGCTGGTAAACCTGAAACTGGACGAACAGCTGTTGAGCGGCGATGGCACGGGCAACAACCTGAAGGGCATCCTTTCTTATGCGCCAACATTCAGCGTTACGGGTACTCCGTTGGCAAATGGTGTTCCTGATGCCAACGTATACGACGTTATCCGTGCCGCTGCATGGCAAGTGGTAAACAACCAGTTCATGCCAAATTATTTCGTGATCAATCCTATTCAGGCGGCTATCATGGACCTGACCAAGGACAACGAAGGTCGCTATGTGATACCTCCGTTCACCACGCCTGATGGTCGCAGGATAGCCGGCATGGTGGGTGTTGAAAACACTGGCGTTGCTCAGGATGCGTTCCTGATCGGCGACTTCGCCAAAGATATTCTGGCTATGCGTGAAGAACTGAACATCTCTATCGGTTACGAAAACGATGACTTTACCAAAAACCTGATCACTATCCTGGCAGAAGCCCGGGCAGCCAACTATGTGAAAACAAACTACCTGAACGCCTTTGTTCAGGGTACGTTCACAGCGGCTAAAGCAGCACTGGCAGCAGCATAACGAAAACAGCCCCGGTTACGGCCGGGGTTTATATAATTCACCGTTCAACTCATTACAATGAAAAGGTTCATTACCTGTTTGTTACTTTCTTTCCTGGTTATTGCCGCCGCACAAGCGCAGAGTAACCTGACCACTTCGACTTACGGCAACACTCGTGATACCGTAACCAATACTGCGGTAAAGGTGTGGAGTAAACAGCTACCCGGCTTCAGCATTCAAACCTTCACGTTTGATGTTACAAAGATATCCGGCACCGTAGCAGGAAACGTAATACCTGTTGGCAGCCTTGATGGGGTAAACTATTACAACATATCTACTGATACTCTGAAGTTGACCGACGTAGCAGCCCAGGGCAAAGCGTGGAGTATTACCAATACCAAGTTCCTGTATTATGGCGTGCGATGGACCGGTTCGGGTACATCCTCTGCATCTGGTGCAGGAAAGATAGTGGGAGGCAATTAAAGCAATTGTTATGGCAAAAGTTATTGTACTGAAAGACTTCACGGACCGGCTGAATAAGAAAAGGCATTTGGTTGACTCTGAAATAGAGGTGACCGATGACCGGGCTTTGGAGCTGGAGGAAAAGGGCTTTGTTTCTTTAGGCGAAAAGTCAGAGAAAAATCCGGTTAAAGAAAAAGCAGAACACAAACCAGCAAAAGAGAAGGCAGAAAAATAATGGCATACAACGGCGTCATAGATGTGCAAGCTGCAGCAGTAGATACTGAACCGGTTACGCTGGACGAAGTGAAGCTGTACTGCATTATTGACACAGACCAGGATGACGATGTGCTGACAGATATGATAAAGGCAGCCAGGGATATACTGGAAAAGTACCTCAATGTGTCTTTTGTGAGCCGGCAAATCACGGCTTTAGTAAATAACTCCTGCGGTGGTCAAGAACTGCCAATGGGGCCAATTACCGGCGCTATTGTTTACACAAACAAGGCCGGAGATATCCTGACAGGTGTTGACGTGATTGGCGATCAGTATGTGAGTGTTGAATGTCCTACACTGAACTACATAAAGGCTGTTTATACCGGTGGTTATGCTGCTGAAGAACTGCCATCATCCTTAAAAATGGCTATCAAAGCGCAGGTACTATTCATGTATGAGCATAAGGGCGACGAAGCCGATGCGATATATGGTCAGATAGCGCCAGAGGCAAAGCAGTTAAGTGTAAGATATCGAAGAGTCTTTAACGAGTTTTTTATATGAGTATCGGCAAAATGCAACGACCGATAAAGGTCAAATCAACCTTACCCGGTGTGAGGGACGAGGCCGGAGGCACTAGCAATGGAGCCGAAATAGTGGTCTTTGAAACGCGGGCTGATGTTGAACAGAAATCTTCTGCCTGGAAGCAGTTGCAGGGTATTCAAGTCCTCGGCAATGTGTATGTGATGAAGATTCGGTATTCCTCTGAAAGGAATATCAATACGACCAACATCATTGAATACGAGGGAAAAAACCTGGGAGTGCATGGTTACAACGAAAAGACTGAACGCCGTAAAAGGTTTATTGAGATCACCGCTTACGAGCAATCACTCGGCGGCGCTGGTGATGGTGGATCGGGTGGTGGAGGAAACTATAACCCCGATGGAAGCTACAAGTGGGAGAAAGGGACTGCACTGGAAGAGGTGCCAGCTGGCTACACAAAAATGTATCAATTCTCCTATTCCTCTTTCGGCGCACAGGGCATAACCTGGGAAGCATTAAACGGATCGGTGATTGACTGGGGTGATGATACGGGGATATGGCAATATCCTGATGGGGTAAGCCCATTGAAGCCCTATAGCATCCCTTCGGGGGATATTAAGGTTTACCATAACGATACACCCACAGAACTGGTGTTGCAGAGCAGAAATGGTAATGGCATATGTACAGCAGTTACGGGCGATATACCAATAGGCTTACGGAAGATGCTGATTGCGGATAAGTTGCCAACGTTTCCGACTTACCCTTCGACGCTCTTAACCGTTGGCGTAGGGGCTACAGAAATACCTGCTGCGGAATTAACTGAAATGGTTGATGTGTTGATTGCTGCGGGTTTAACCGGTGGTCGTTGCGAAATACTCGTGACAATCAATGGCGAAAGGCAGTATGTGGCGACCGAAAAACTAAATGTATTGCGTGGCAGACAGTGGGATGTGATTGAATGGCGCGATGTACCAGGCGATACGGGACCAGCATAATGGGTAGTTCTTTTTCATACAAGATAGAGGGCTTAAATGAGCTGTCAGGTAAACTAAAGAGTTTCAGCCAAGGTGTGAAAGATGGTATTGAAGATGAACTTAATAAAGCAGCAGAAGATATTGTCACACTTGCAAAGCAAAAAGCTCCGGTTAATGATGGGCTATTGCAGAATGGGATAAGTGCAGAAGGAACTGATTTGAAAAGAAAGGTGAATGTACTTCCTAAGTATGCCCCCTACATAGAGTTTGGAACCGGCAGCAAAGTAAGCATACCGGCAGAATGGTCGCAATATGCGGCCCAATTCAAAGGTAAGTCGGGCGGCACTTGGGATGAATTTATAAAGTCTTTGACAGCGTGGGTGCATAAGAAAGGATTGGCGGGCACATATAGCGTAAAGACTCGGAAAAGAACAGGGAAGAAGAGTCTGCAAGAGAATCAGGATCGGGAGGTAGCGTATTTAATTGCTAGATCCATATTGGCTAAGGGTATTAAGCCGCACCCATTCTTATATCCTGCATTCAAAGAAGGAACAAAAGATCTTTTGGATAGAATAAAGTTCGTTATCGAAGATGAAGGAAACAAGCTATGATATCAGAAAGGCTTACATATCTCTACTTGATGGTAGTCTGAATTATAAGGGCATTTCCGTCAAAGTATATAATCAGTGGGTGTCGGTTGGTGAAACGCCACAGTATTACGTTTTGGTGAGCAATCAGCAGGTAACAGGTACAAACACAAAGCAATCCTTCAATACAGATAGCTCTATTCAATTATCAATCATCAGTAAAGAACTTGGTGACAATAGTGGACAAGCAAACGACATGATAGCTTCCCAGATATTGGCTAAGATTTATCCATCTACCGTGGGAAGCGAGATAGAGAGTCAGAATTTCCAAGTAGTCAGCACTGAATTGATTAATGACATAACGCTCGAATCATTTGATGATGGAATGATGAGAGTTATACAACGTATAATAACATTTCAACATAAAACTACTCAAATAGTATAATCATGGCAGAACATTACGCATCCGCAAACTCACGGGTTATCGTCATTGGTGACGGTGATACTCCGGAAGTATTCAACGCTGTTGTCTGCTTGACAGATAACTCTTTTGACCTGGCCATTAACAACATTACGACCGAAACAAAATGCGGTACGATCAATGAGGCGGGCACTATATCTACAACGCTGGCCTTATCTGGCGTTTTGGTGTTAGATCCTGACGATGACAAGGTAAGCGCTAGTGCCTTATTCGATTTGGCAAGTACTGGTGCGTCATTCAATTTCAAGTACGGGCCCATCACGCCAGTCACAGGCGATATCGTTTATTCTGGCCGTGGCTTTCTTACAGCCTATGGTGAAGCAGACAGCGTGAACACCAATTCCACCTTTACTGGTGCTATTCAGGTAAACGCGGATGGTTTAACGAAAACAGTAACCGCATAATATGAACGGACAATTTACTATCACTGCTGCAGATGTTCAAATTCCCCTACGCTTATGTACATGGTCATTAAAGCGTTTCTGCGCTCTGGAAGGCTGCGAGTTTACCGAAATGTTTACCCGCCTTCAGAAGCTAAGCCTTGACTCGGTGATCAACTTGCTGCGTGCTGCTGCCGAATACGACTATGTGAAGAAAGGAGAAGAAAGGCAATTCACTGATCTGGAAATATGCGATTGGATTGATGAGTCGGGTGGACTTGAAGCCTTAGCGCAAAAGATGGCGGAAGAACTTAATGCCTCCATAGAGGTTACCGGCCTGAAAGAGAAAAAAAAAGTGACAAGGAAATCACCTGGGGCGAAATAGAGCTATTCGCAATTGGTGAAATGGACCTGGACCCGCAGGCTTTCTGGCACCTAACCTTAGCGGATTATACGCGCAAGTGCGAAGGCTATGGTAAGCGGCAATTAAATCAGTGGCATCACACGCGAACCGTCGCATTTACCATTTACCGGGTCATGGGAGGCAAGGATTCCTTACAACGGTTCATGCCATTGGAGGATGATACTAAAGGGGCAGATGAGGCAAAAATAGCCCTGGTAAGGGAAAACATTAAGAAGATAAAAGACATTTATAATGGCCGAAGTAGCAGGACTTAGCATAACGTTAGATGCCAATGTGGCTCCGGCTGAATCGGCACTGCAAAACTTCGCCAACACTGTTGCAAAGATATTCGGTGGCGTTGATGCGTCGCTTTCTTCTGTTGCGGCTACTTTCAATAACGCTACGGGTAAAATATCCGAATCTGCAACAGCATCAGCAGGCAGCATAACCGGTATGTCGGCATCGCTGGAGACCATAGAGAAAGATGTAGCTGCATCTGCCAATACTATTGATTCAAAACTCAATCCTGCATTAGAAAGCACTCAGAAAGAAGCCCTGCAAACCGGCACAGCGTTAGATACGCTTGCTAAAAAGGTAAAGGACTCTACTGCCGAAGCTGCGGCAGGGACAAAAATGTTTGTCAACAATGTAGGTAAACTTACCGCTGGTAGCAAAGAGGCCGGATTTGCACTGCAAAGTGTTGGACGTGTTATTTCAGATCTTCCCTTCGGACCGGGCGGCATAGCGAATAACCTGGAAGTACTACCAACCGCTTTCCGCGCTGTATCTGCTGCGGCAAAAGAGTCTGGACAATCCATAGGCTCCATATTATTAAAGTCACTAACAGGCCCCGGAGGCCTTATATTAGCCTTCTCTGCTGTCTCTGCTGGCCTTTCTATCGCAACCTTCGGGCTAAGCGCCTGGACACGTCTTTTTGGAGGCAATAAAAAAGCAGTAGATGACTCTACCGAGGCACTCAAGAAATACCGGGAGAAACTTGACGATATAGATACAAGCGAGCGCAGGAGTGCGCAAACGGAAATAGCTAGGTTGAACGTATTGACCACTATAGCACAAGATGCTACGGCAACCTATGCAACACGCAAAAGGGCCGTTGAAGACTTGCAGAAAGCCTATCCAAGTTACTTTGGCAATCTTACTACTGAGAGTGCCCTTAATGCTGACCTGACTAAGAATATTAATGAGGTAACGCAGGCTCTGCTGAATAGAGCAGCAGCCCAGGCAGCAGAAAAGAAGTTTGCCGAAGCATCAGAAAGGGTTTATGATTTACAATTGAAACAGCGAGAGGCATTAAAGCAATCGAATGCTGCAGCTGAAAATCTTGACAAGACCTACAAAAGGGTAAATTCAAGTGCTGCCTTAGCAGCAAAGGAAAGCACCGCCGCTGTTCTTCAAAATGCGGCCACCAACGCGAATGCAGCTAAGAAGTCTCTGGATAATGTAGGCAAAGCTTTGGATGAAGCAAGGAAAGAACAACTTGGGTTTCTAAATGATGCGCGAGAAAGCGCAAAGGCTGCAGGAGATGGGTTTTTCAAACCGCCGCCTAAGGACAACAAAAAAAGCCCAGAAGAATTACGAATTGAACGGATAAAAGCGGCTTTGAAGGATTTAGGTAATGAGCGAGAGACTATTGCAAACAATCCAATAACAGGGCCGCTGGAAAAGGTCGATGAAGAAATAAAGGCTATTTTATCCACGGTAGATAAGCTTATAAAACTAGATGTCTCCCCGCAAGATCAGCTTGTTACTAAATTAATAGGCGATGTTCGTCAGTTAAATACGAGAAAGTTAGCTGTTGAATTACAACAGGCTATTGAGGATGCTACTAGAATTTCTACCCCTAGCACTGAAGGGTTAAAGGTTAAGGTAACTCCCGAATTGGATAAAAAGGCTGCTGAACATGTTCAGGAACAAGTTAATCGTGGGAACTTATTCAGTACAGCTAATCGTCTTAAAATACCGGTTACGTTTGAAATGGACAATGCACAACTGCAAGCGGCCATTAACGAAAAGATCAAGTATTTTGAATATGTAGGCACGTCAATAAGCAATATCCTTACAACTCCAATAGAGTCTTTCTTTGATGCACTTACCAGCGGAAGCGGTAACGCATTGGCTGCGTTTGGAAATGCTCTAAAAAGTATAATCACGAGATTAGTTGCTACAGCGGCAGCTGCTGCTGCTACAGCGGCAATATTGTCTTTGATCCCTGGATTTAGCCTGTTGTCATCCACCGGAGCCGCCGTTAGCGGTTTTCAGGGTTTATTTTCTCTTTTGTCTGGCATACCAAAGTTTGCTAATGGGGCAATTGTTTCAGGTCCGACACTGGCTATGGTTGGTGAATATGGGGGCGCTAAAAATAATCCGGAAGTAATAGCTCCATTGAATAAGCTTCAGAGTTTAATGGGTAATTCCGGAAATGGATCAGTCGATGTTACCGGCGAGTTTGTAATCAGAGGAACCGACTTAGTCTACGTAATAAATCAAGCAAATAAATTCCTTGGCAGATAATGGCATTCGTACCACGATATAGAATGATGTTTAATGACCAGCGGGGAGCCACTTGGATAGTAACCTTACTGCTAGATAATTATTCTGGCGCTCTGATGGAGCTTCAAGGCGGCCCATCTCCGCTAAAGATTCGATATGATGGTGATGAAGATAACATTTTCGATACCGTACGGAAGTCTAAAGCTATTCTTCAAATATTCATTAGATCTACCGACCAGCAAATATTCGCAGACACCGAAGCAATCACAGACAAGACCTTTTTTGTACTAATAGAATGCCCTTCTGTTTCTTTTAAATGGGAGGGGTGGTTAATACCAGACGAACGGCAAAAGAAACTGCAGCTTGATGGCTATTATCTAACGTTGACAGCTGTAGATCTGTTTAGTCAGACAAAGGGTAATTACTTTCAAAATGCGGACGGCAACCTTATACAGGATCAAATCAGGCTATTGGATGCCTTGTTTGATTCGGTACGTGCGTCACTTGTAGATGATACTTATTGGAAATACAAGATAGAACATGTAATAAGTTATTATGGAGCTGACATTTCAGACTCGAACGTAAATGGACATATACTTTATCAGGCCGGAATATGGGCAGATGTGTTTTTAGATTCAAATGCCAGACCTATCAAGTGCGATCAGGTTATCGGCCGGATTATGGTGTCTATGGGTATGTATGCCTTCTACAGTAATGGTTTTATAAACTTTAGATCGCCTATTGCTTTGGTTAATGACTCAATCCGTATACACTACAAAGACGGATTAGAAGGAGTTACATATTCTCCAATAACAGAAGAGGTAAATACAAAGTCATTCAACGATGGCGGAACTTTTTTGCTAAACAACTCTGAAACTATTACAAGTGAACGGGCCAATAAGGAGGTAAGTATTCAGTTCGCATACGCGGATATTATTTCTCTGCTTAAAAACAGCAATTTCATTGACTACGATAGTCTTACCAATACATTTCCAAATTGGAGCTTTAATATTTATTCAGCGCACCCTAACGGAACAGATTTTAGAACAACTATTGCAAGAGGTGGCAGCACAAGGCGTAGCAACCCTTTCGTTATTCGCATGTCTAACTGGTGGGATGCGTTGCAGGCAAAAAGCGTTCAGGGAATGGAGGCGGTGGCATTCCGTAAAGTGAAAAAGGGTGAAAGAATTAAGTTTTCAATCCGTTTTAAATATCAGGACTACAAAAGCTTACCTGGATTCCCTTCTGATAAAGTTGTTACACTTTTGAATGACATTAGAATAGTGGGAGATAGCCAGACGTATGGCTACCAGGGAATAGATGGTGATGATCGGTGGCTTATAGCAAGCTCAGAAGTACCTGCTTCTTTTGAAATAGAAGTTCGATCTACCAAAGAGTTTCAGACATACTCAATTACTACGGCAGCTGTACCCATTTCTGGTGACATTCACATAAGGCTTTTCCCTATACATATTTCAAACATACCTGACCCATTTTTTAGTCAGCTAATGAAACAGGTAGACTATCAGGCAGTGAATGTCGGTATAGATGCAATGGGCAACACTCAAGAGGTTACTGGACAAGCCCACTACCAAACGCAAATACAGGACTACTCAACCATAGCGGACACGGCAGATGTATATATGGGAGATACGCCAAACGACACAATAGCAGGTTCGCTATTTAAAGGAGATACTGGCGTATTGCCGATGGTACAGCCTCAGCCGCTTTGGCTGAACACAGTAGATCACAGCAACTATCCTATGCTTCAGCAGTTGGTAAGAATGTATATGTACTTTACCCGGTTCCCACAGCCTAAAATACAGTGTGAGATATTTTCAAACACGCTCCTGTTTGAACACCTCCTAGTTTTCAAAAATGGAAATGACTCATATCTGCCCGGCAAGTATATGCAAATGACTGATGAATACGATGTGCGATCCTGCACCCATAGCATAGTTGCTTTAGCGTTAAACGGATCTTATGCAGACAATACGGATGAATACGAATACATAGACCAAACAAGCGGAGGTGATTAACCATGTCAATAGTAAAAGGTAAAAACTTCATGTTGTCTTTCAAGCGCGATGGCGTCAATGTTCCTGTATGCTATGCAGAGAACGTAAGCATAACACTGAATAGTGAATTGCTGGAAGCGACTAAGCCAACGACCTCTAACTGGCGTAATTTTTACCCGGGCCTACTGGATTATTCAATAGACTGTAACGGAGTGGTGTTTGATGACGAGAACTCCACCTATAACATCGGCAGCATGCAGGATATACTGATCAATCGAGAGTCGGTTGACTGGATAGCGCAGGATGTGACGAATCCTTTAAAGTATTACTCAGGAACCGTTTACTTTCCAACAATCACGGAAGATAGCGCAGCGGGCGATATCAACCGATTTACTTTCTCCGGCCGTGGCGATGGTGAGTTTAAGATCGTCTACATCTTACCAGGCGATACGGGAAATATCTATTATGGTACTCAGGACAACTCCGATGATCCTATTGATTTCAGTCAATTCATTGTGGGTGATCCCAATACCGACATTATCATTCCGTATGGAGAAGGATTAGATGGACTGTTCTTTTGGGTTGCTTATTCGAAGGGTGCCCAGAACAAAACGGCGTGGCTTGATCTATTTAACACAATGAACAACGGTTCGATTGGTGGCGCAAACGACTTATTTGAAACCAGGGAGATAGAAATAGCAGGAAGTCCGTTTTGGTTGCATATGACGCGCTACGAGACTGGATTTGCCGGCGTAACCGCTTCTGTTAAATTCTACATACCTACGTTCTTGCCGGGAGCCGCATTGCCTCCTAATAGCGTCAATGCTACGTTCTCAATTGTAGACGATACATCTGCAACGATAGTATTTTCATTCTCTGCACCTGTAACTGCGGTTGATGGTTACGAAGTGAGACTTATTGATATAACAAACAGCACGGTTCAATACTACGATATCGGCGATGTACTGTCTGGTAATCTTGGGGCAATCAGGGGACATGACTATTCGCTGTCCGTCCGCTCTTATAACGGTGCTGGCTATAGCTCATGGGCTGGATTCATTGACCTGAACATACCAGCAGCAAGCGATATAGATGTAATCTTCTTTACGATAGGTATAGTGAACACTGGCATCCTTTACCTAGTCGTAAATGCAAGCGGCGTGGTTAATACAGCTGTGACTGTAACGTATGAGGGCGGATCTGTTGGAAACCGCGTAGAACATACAATCATAGTTAACGCCGGCGCAAGCTCGGCCAGTCAGGTAGTGGGTCCATTTGATTCGAATCCTGCGATCATATCTCTTTCTCCAACAACATTTGGTAACCAACAATATACATTCTAATGCCTACACCATTCAGCGATAGCATAGAGTATAAACACCCGCTGCCGCCAAGCTACCGGGAAAGGAAGCTATCCGGCGGCATCTGGATGGATTGGGCCAATGAGGCAGAGATAAACGCTGCGGTGCCTCTCGCGTACAGGAAAAACAAATACTTCTGGATCGCGGGCGCGTATATGCAGTGTGATAATGATGGGTTGACCTATCGGCCAACTGCGGGAGGAGGCAATACCGCATGGAAGGTTCTTAAGCTTGCTGTTAACGCCGACGGATCAGGAACACCAGACTCAACGTTTGATGGCTTCGTGGCTGCCGGCTACTCGGTGTCACACCCATTACTGGAAAACCTTAAACTGGGAACCATCCTGATTAATGGTATCGGCTTTCAGGACTTCTACAGTGCAGCATCAAACAACTACGTTCAATACACCTCAATATCGGGATCGGGTAGCCTAACGTTGTCGAACGACAACGGACCTTTCACTGCTCCCGGCACAATCATATTAGCATACCAAAATATTTAATCTCATGCGTAAACTACTTTTTATACTGCTGTCTTTGATTTCCTTCTGGTCTTTTGGTCAGGGCAGTTTAACCCCCAATACTATAACGGTTAATAATTGGATAAAGCTACCCGATACCCTTTCTTCGGCACCAAACAAGTCGATAGCCATCAAAGGGAAAGACGTCTGGGTTAAAGACACCACATGGAAGAAACTAAGCGGTGCTGATAGTGCGGCGCTTACGGCTTATCTAAAGTCGGGTCTGTCGCTTAATTCAGATAGCCTTCTTAATGTAACCTTCGACGGATCGGTATTATCAACCGACGGTGTAATTGATGCGAAGGAGGGGCACGCATTAAAGCTTGGTGGCGACTCAATATTAAACATTGCCAATATTTCTATAACGCGCGGGCATAGTGTATCTTCTGGCAGAATAGGTAAACGCTATTCATTCGATAATGGCCGTACGTGGACCGGATGGACAACAGTAATAGATAATGCGTCTTATGAAGAAAGAAATGCTACTATAGGGCAAATGGCTAACGGACGCATAGGCTGCTTCTACAAGATAGCCATACCTGTAGAAACAACCGGCACCGGTAATTATGCGGGCATTGCAAACTTATTCATATATAGTGATGATCGTGGGCAGACATGGTCAACGCCGGATACAATACGAAGCGCTAATGGAAGCATCATGACACCGCATGGGCGGATCGTCCGCTTCGGCGATGGCAGTTATAATGTTGCGACCTATCGTGATACATCCGTCGCTCAATATAATAATTACTGGGAGTTTTACACCACTTCAAATAACGGCGGTGCATGGACTTTGCGTTATAGCATGGACAGCAGCTACAGTGCTACAATAGTGAGAGCAGAACCGTTCTTTGAGTATATTGGCTCTAACAGGGTAATATTGAGCTGCCGAAACAATGCCGGCAATACAAGGCCGCTTCGCTATGTGAGCGCTGATAACGGTAACAGTTGGACTTATCAGGGTGTTACTAATTTAAACAACATCGCCAGTCCGACACCCGTTTCTCATTTATGGGACAGCGCAAAGAATACCTTGTTTACGCTGTCGTTTGCCAGGGCGCCGCTACGTTATAACTACGATAGTATTTTTGTTTATATAGACAATCCTACCACTGCGTTCGCAAGTTCAACTGCACATAGAAAAGTTTATTCATTACCTCGGAATCTTCCTAACTATGCTAATATATATGGCTATCCCGATTTAGTAAAGAATAGCGACAGCACATTTCTGTGCCTCTATTCTGATCATTATTTTTTAAACAAAAACAATAGCGTAGCGAATGATCTTGCATCGTCACTTTATCAATTCAATTTGAATAGGTGGAACAACCCGAATAAACTTACCTCTATATTCAATAGCGCTTATGGCATTTCGGAATATAAAATAAATGCAATTACTGGGTTATATGATGCCTATAAGACACCGTCGGCATTTGAGTCTTTCTATGATACTACTGTGCGGCCTGCCGCACCAGCTCCGACCGTTTTTGACCGGGAAATAGTTCTATATCAAAGACCCGGAGCCGCATCTATACCTTCTATAACGGCGCAAAGAGGCGTGCAGACTTATGATATTTTTAGAGTTGTTAAAAATGGCAGCAACACAATAGGAGCTTACTACAACGGCGTCAATTCGGCATTAAATAGAGGATTTAATATTCAATTGTCTGGTCACAATACACCGGGCATGGATATGTATGTAACCAACTCTTCAGGTGTATACGTGAATATACTTCGTCTGGATAGCGCGGGCAATGTTGGTATAGGTAAGTATGCCAACACAACGGCAGGCATTAAACTTGATGTGCAGGGGGCTATAAGCAGCAATAATAACACAATAACTGGTAAAACAGAATCAGCAAAAGATAGTTCTACCAAACTTGCCTCAACTCAATATGTAGACAGAGCGGTAGCGACAGCTGCTGCTGCAATTCCTAGTATAGATACCACAACGCGAAATACGGGCTTGCCAAATTTCGGGCGTACCATTATGCTTGCAGATAGCATAGCAAAGGTTAGAATAAAGGATAGTGCCTTTACACTTCAGCGAACAACAGACAGGGGAGATAGCACTAGTAATAGGCTGGTTACTTCAAAGTATGTAAAGGCAGACAGTGTGTATAACAATAACCAGCTTACGCATGCGAGTATTGTGATCGGCGATACAATATTCCCAGCACCGGTAAGAACTGCTGTAATATACGGGGATAGCTATATGGCAGGCTTCGCAGTTCCGGCAACGGCACAACGTGCATCTACCATATTATGTAATAGCATCAATTATAAAGAAGACAACAGGGCTATATCAGGGACAACGATGCAAAGATTGTCAGTTGGAGACAGCAGCGCATTTGACCGAATCTATACCATTCCACGCTATACTGATTATGCACCAGGGAGCATATTGGTCATCTTCTATGGAATGAATGACCAACGCAATCTAAGCTACGATAGTGCTACTTATGTAACACAAGGGCTCGTATTTGTTGATACGGCTATAGCAAGGTCATGGCCGGCAGCAAATATTTTAATAGGAACACCTGGGCATGTTGGCAATATAACTGTAGCCGCACGGGAAATACAATACAACGGTGCGGCAAAAGCACTTGCCGCGGCCAGGGGCTGTAAAATAGCCGACTTCCTTGCAGCAGAGCAAAACACTGGGTATAAGGATAAATTGCTAATAGCAGACAGTATTCACCTGACACTACCTGGTCATCTCTTATTAGGTAAAACATTGGCAAAAGCAACTTTACTTCCTAGTACACCAAATTTCTATGATTGGGGAAACATGTACGTTAATAATACACTGAGGGCATATAGGAATGGCAATGACTCGGTGCCTTTTTCAGTACAAAATAGCGCTGGCACTATAATGATATCAGCACGTCAATACGGAAGCACGAACAATGGTATTGTTAGGATAGGTACACCATCTAATACAAACCTTGATACAATGACCCTACATTTAGGCGGCGGCTTTGCATCAAGCAGATTTGGTTATGCACCAAAATTCACACTTTACGGTTTAATGAATGCCGCAAACAGAGTTGACACTTCAACAAGTATGGGCATTACCCCCACATCAAGGGGAATGGAGTTTATCAATAGGCTGAATAGAAAATTTTACTTTCCTGATGCAGTTACTAACGTCGATACTTTTCAGGTAAATACTACTAGTACGTTCAGCGGTACCATGAACCTGCCCACGGGTGGCACGATAAGTTCTGCTGGTATTACGAATAACAACTACTTCCGTTCATCTTCTACAACTGCAGCACAGTTCAGCGTACCGGAAGGAACAGGCATTCCGCACGCCCTTACATTTTTTGGAAACTCGTTTACGAATGTGGGCAATCGGTCCGGCATTCGTACAAATTTCACCTACGCGCCTACTACTGGTACGGTAGGATGGGCTGAGATACGGTTAAACAGCACCATCAATGTTACCGGTACTGCATCAGGTATAACGGCGGGAATATACTCGCAACCGACTATTACATCTCTAAATGGTGGTACGCACTATGGGTTTTATTCGGCAGGGATAAGCGGCTATGATGGCAACTACAACAGCATTCTTACTTCTCAATCATGGACACCGAAAGGATACGTAGATAGTATCATTACCGCTAAGGTAACATCAGGCACCTATACGCCTACCCTAACTAATCAAACCAATGTATCAGCATCTTCAGTAGGTACGGCTATCTATACCAGAAACGGAAATGTGATTCATGTTGCTATGTCGGTAAACATTACACCTACAGCTTCTCCGTCAAATACGGTGCTATACTTTACGCTTCCCGTTACAGGCTACGTGTCTGGCGCCGGCGTCATGACTGGTGGTAGTGTATCAGGATACGGCGTAGTGTTGGGTGTTAACTCTTCCACTGCGCAGATTGTTTTCCAATCGCAAAACACAGGTTCTAACACCTATTACATACAGTTCGATTACACGCTATAATATGGTAGCGATAGGTCAAATATCAACCGAGAAGGCCGTCGAAACAGTATCGGCAATGGCAAGCGGATGGCCGATTATGGTAAGTGTCACTTTTGTTATGTCTGCCTTGGTAGTTTGGTTTGTGTGGCATATCTGCGAGAGAAATAAAAAAGAGCAGATAAGAGTAATGCGAGAGGTACACGAAGAAACAATTGCGATACTTCAAAAGGAGCTATACGAGTGCCGACAGCTTATAAAGGACATTGCAGAATCAGTATTAAGTATGAACAGGTAAATTTTATAATTATGTGGGATAAATTAAAGGAACTACACATTGTTAATGTAATCGCTGCTATCATTGCGATCACTTGCTTTATCGTTGTTTTAGGACTTAACCTTAAAGTAATGTTTGCTCAACAGTCTTTAAGTATTGAAATGCTTCAATATATAAGCAGGTTAACCGACAAATTTTTCGATACAGGTATGGTGGCAGTTATGGGTTGGGCTTTCACATCAAACAAAAAGCCACCTTCTCCGACAATAGATAATTCTCAAACAACAATCAATAATTAAGTATGAAAAAGCAATTTATTGTACTGCAGTATTTCCCCGGCCCAGGCGGCGGCGGATTGCACCCTACAGATCCGCCGCCAGTTAACGGCGGACGTGATTCAAATCCTAACGGTGACTCTCAGGATACGGAGGACCCAGCAGAAACGCCTGCACCATCCGTAAACGAAGAAGAGCCAAAAGAAGAGACGGTGGATCATGAAGACGAGTAGATCGTCGATATTATTCTGGTTTGTGTTTGCGTGGACCGTGGGAGGCATGATAGCCTTCCTCGGCTTCGCAGACATGGAGAATGCGGCTTGGAAGATAGCTTGCTGGAACTGGTATGAGATATTGCTACTTGCTTTATTCACTACGTTAACTGCTTATTGTCATGAGCCTGTTAAACGTTTTTGTGCCGCCACCATGGCATTATTATTTCTTAGTAGGGAGATATGGCAAGTAATAAGCATAATCACCGGTTTGGATATAAACTATACCAAAGCAATATTGATCCTCTTCCTGATCATGGAAGCAGGATTTGTGACGATACTCTGCTGGACCTACTTAAAAAACAGAAAGTGACGAATACAAGAGCATGGATAGCGTTCGATATCATAGGTGTGCCATCATTCATTGCCGGATGGTTGGCAAAGTTTGAAGCGATACAGGTAGACAAGGTAAAGACGGCAATCATGTTTATTGTGGGCCTGTTGTGGGCTTTGGTTCGAATACTTTACTTCTATGAGGGTGTTAAGGATAGACGGTTGAGAAATGATGCCACCCAAATAGAAAATGATCGCAAGCGATATGAATTAGAACGCCAAAAGAAACGTGATTCTAATGAACAATATAAAGCGAAAACATGACTTATATACTTAGAAAATACTGGCTGCTGATAAGCGCTACAATGCTATTCGCACTACTGCTTAGTGCAGAAGGATGCCGGCCGGTCAAAAAAGATTCTTCCTCTGAGAAGGCAATTAAAGATACCACATCTTTAAGCAAGTCGTCGTCCGGGCAGGTGGTAAAGAGCGATAGCGTGTCGGTTGACATTAATACCCAGGCCGCAAAATCAGAAAGCAAGACTACCGAAAGCGGGAGCGTTACGGCGCGATTCAAAGACGGGTCTGCTGCCAGCAACGCACCTGTTACAATTAGAGAGAACGCTGACGGATCGGTAACGGTAGACCCTGGCGGGCGACAACTGGAAAGTGTAACAACAAGGAACAGAAAGCAGCAACAAAAAAAGGATAGCACCGGTACACAACAAAAACAGGTCGTAAAAACAGGTAGCATCGACTCTACTTATCAATCAAAGGTGGACAGTTCAGCCGGGCATCAGGTTAAGGTTAAAGCTACCGAAAGCGTTGATCGCAAAGCGTTGTTCCCTTGGTATGTCTGGCTGATTGGTGGAGGCGTTCTGCTCATTCTTCTGTATCTCATTTTCTTAAGAATTAAAATCTTGTAGTATGGCAGATTTCATATTAGCGTATAATAAGACTGTGGCCAACGAAGGCGGATATGATGACGATCCGGCCGATAAAGGCAACTGGACCGGTAAAGCTGTAGGTAAAGGTACTCTGGCGGGAACGATTAAAGGTATTACCTGTTGGGAGGTCGAGGACTACTACGGTCGCTCGGTAACCGCATCAGATGTTAAGAACTTCCCTGAATCAGCTATACAGGAAATCTATAAGCGAAAGTATTGGGACGTCATGCGCGGCGATGAAATAGAGAACCAAGGCTTCGCAAATCAGATATTTGATTTCGGAGTGAACGTGGGTATTAACACGGGCATAAAACAGTGGCAACGCGCTCAGGGTTTGCCCGAAACCGGTAAAATGGATTCAGCCACCTTATCAAACCTCAACTCATGAAATACTTATTAATATTCATTGTTCTATTCGCCTCATGCAAACAAAAAGTTTTTTATGAGCCGAAGGTAGTACACGATACTATTGTAGTTGAAGTAAACAAGTGTGACAGTGTGTCGTCTTTGCTTGCCTTAAAAACAGATAGCCTACGTGTTGTTAGGGATTCACTATTGGCGCGTACCAATCGACTTAAAACGGCCAATTTCAAGGTCACCAAAGCAAAGTATTACTTGTCGATATTGGATAAGAATCCGGCATATGTAAAGTATATAAAAGGCTGGTTAAATAACAGGGCCTTAGCGGATTAAACTATCTCTTGCAGCAGTTAGTAAGTAGGCTGGCCGTTTCTACGGCTGGCTTTTTTGTCTCCGACATTGATGTCGGAGACATCGCCTTTTAATAAATCGCGCCTTCTTCTTTCGGAGGTACGGGAAATAATCAGATGCCACCCTGATTGACGTTGTAAACGATACTTTCTTTCTCATCCTTTCTTCCTTTTTACGCGCTCTTTGAGTCGCCAGTCCTGAACAGGGTCAGGCGGCCGGTGAGCTTCTGTGTTAAACAGTGTGCTATTCCTTTTGTTGTACTTCTTATCGCCCTGGCTCCGGTGGTATTCTTGCGCTTCCCATGAATGTTTACTCAGTTGTACGCATTCAAAGAAGGTTATTTTTTCGCCATATGCCAGCTTGCAGCGGCCGTAGTAGATTTGCCAAGCCTCGTCAACATCGCGGAACTGTGCCTGCCGTATAGCTATTGCGCTACGGTAGTCGTCAAGTTGTATATGTATGCGAAAGTACGGCATCGGGGGATCTAAATTACTAAATAAATTAGCTTTAGGTGATAAAACAATGGTAAAACAAGTGGATCTTTTCAGCCCACCTTTCAGAACTTTTACCCACTTTTTTACGCTATATCTACGTTGGGAAAACTTGTGAAATAAGAAAAGCCCTGCAAAACAGGGCTTTAATGATAGGTGTAGGAGGTCCCGAGCGGATTTATATTTAAAGATTATAACTGATTAATAATTAAATAGTTAAAAGGATAATCAAAACATGTGGTAAAACAGTTGTAAAACGAATGATTTACTTTTTCATTAACGCTCTCGCAAAATACCCTAATTTACCCGACTTTTCGCCGCAATGAATAAAGTCAATATCAAACTGCTGTTATGGGATTCCCGCCCTAAAGATGACGGGACGCTTCCGGTCTACATACGCATAACAATTAACCGTGATTCAAAGTATATCAGTACTGAACATTCCCTTCATCCTGATTTTTGGAACGACGAGAAACAACGTGTCCGTGATAGCCATCCCAGTAGTGCAAATATCAACAACTCGTTAAAAGAAAAGCTGAACTCGCTAGAGCGAATGGTCTTGGAAGCGAATGTTACGAAAAAGCAGCTTACCGCTCGTATGCTAAAGACGATGTACCAGTCGTCGGGCGACGTAAATAATATATTTGAGTTCCTGGAGGTGTTCAAAGAAGAGGTCAAAAGCAAACGAGAGGCGTCAACAATAGAGAACTATAGAAAACACCTGTTAACATTGGAGTTATTCAATAAGAGCAAAAACCTGCTTTTCGCCGATATTGACCATAAGTTTCTGGTTAAATATGAAAGCCATCTACGTAAAACGGTTGGCGGCAATTATGTACATGCTATATTCAAAACCATCAGGACCATTTTCAACGCAGCTATAAAACGCGGCGTAACAAAGCACTATCCTTTTTCTACGTATGAGTTCCCCGAATATGAGGCACCCGATAAAGACTACCTCACGGATGCCGAGTTGAAAAAATGGGAAGAGTTCGCAAATACAACTTCTGACCCAGTATTAAAACAGACTGCAATATGGTTTCTGTTCGGCTGTTATGCTGGTATGCGGATAAGCGACTGGATGCGTTTCACGGACAAAAATATTGATGGTGATCATATCCGACTAAGAGCTAAGAAGAACGGAGAATGGGTAAGAATGCCAATTTCTCGACCACTTTCGCGCAACCTTATACGGATGGCGAAGGTGCCGCTAACACTAGCAGAGGCAACACTCAACGAGAAGCTAAAAGTCGTTGCAAAACAAATAGGCATAGAAAAGCATATTACAACCCATACAGGGCGGCATACCTTTGCGGTAACAATCTGCCTTAACAATAAGGTAAGCTCTGAAACAGCGGCGGAATTGATGGGAATAACCCTGCAAACATTCGTAGATAACTACAGCCAGGTTACGGACGAGAAAATAGATAGGGAAACAAAAGACGCCTGGAAGAAGCTTAAATAGCTTTCTTTATAAAGATCTCGTTGAGACTTTCCAGAAGGTAGAATATTTCACCCTTTTCCCGCTTCATCTTTACAAGTCCGTTCATTCGGGCGGTTCGCATGCCTTCTTTATCCCAGCCCGTAAGGCTCTGAATAATGGAAACCTTTACCCACGTTTCTACCGGTGGCTTTTTCACCTCCTGCAGCAGCGCGGATAATTTGCCGTCTATTCTCTTTATTGTTTGATCGTTGCTCATATCTCTACGATAGTTATGTTATGAATCTTTTTCATTAGCTTGGCTTTCTTTAGGTATACCTTTGTCCTGAACCCTTTAACGTCCTCCACCACCGTAAGGCCTGTTTCGCTATCGACATAAACGAAATCAGCCCGGTAAATAATCGAGTGACTACCGCCGGCGTTCAGCTCGTAATCCACCTGCCGGGCCAGGAAGGCTATCTTACCAGTCTTCAGGAGTAGCCTTAATTCCTTTGCCCGCTTCGCCTCTTTCTTACTGTCAAATACACCGTCTTCCGTTTCTACTTCCACGTTGTTGTACTTGCTTTTCTTCAACTGTCCGGCTTTTCCGGATTGTTGGAATAAAGCAGGATTAGCCTTAGCGGCTGGTGTTTTCGCCAAGTCGGCAATGGTGAAGCGTTTCATATCACCTTTCTTAAGTTCATAAAGGCTTTTTCAAGCGCTACAGATGCCTGAGCCATATCGTATACAAAGAATCTATAGGCATCCTTTTTAGGATCAGGCATCTGCACGTAGGTATTCGGCCTTACGTATGGTTGTGGGTGATTATTCATAAATACTTGGTATTACTGTTATAAATGGTTCTGCTTTTAGTTCACCATAATTGTCAATGTGCATTGGGCGAGAAGTTCCCAAGCCTGCTAGGTCATCACCGCCATAAGTTATATGACACATCAGTACCTTACCTCCATACTCGTAAACAGATTCAAATCCAAAGAAATCACATACTCTTTTGGCCTGCGCTGCATAATTGCCTTTCATCTCCGGCGTAAAGAAGCCAGTTTTCTTAAAGTGACCATATGGGAAGAACTCTTTCATGAACCTTTCCAGCACTTTGTCTTTTGGTTTATTCATTTTGCCTCCTGTTGTTTTAAAATGTGTGACCACTCTTTATGTCTTTCCCAATTTTCAATAGTTTTAGTATAATCAACCCATTGATTCAGGTCATACTCCAATACTTTGATGCCGTGTAATAACCCCCACCATTTCTTATACTCAATCGTAACCTCATATGGCGTGAACGGCTCTATTCTGTCACCGAAGTATCCCCATAGAGGATTAGCCTCATATTTTAATACTCGGTAAGTCTTAAAAGGCGGAATTGTCATTTTGCCTCCTTGTCTTTTAGGTATTTAGAAAATAATTCATGACCAGAAATGCACTGACGAGAGGTATTGTGACCTTTCATCCATCCCCAACCGTGAGCATATCTCCAATTATTAATAGCAGCCCATTTCTATAAAGCTGCACCGGAGATCCACCTTCCCACTCCCATCTTTTCAATGCTTCGTTAAAGTATAAGCGAGCATATGTAAACTGTGGACCGGTTTTTTCTGTAACCCTACAACAGTAGTATCCATTATTAGGTGGAAATTCTTCGTCCCATTCAGGGCCTGTCCTTTCTTCCAGCTTCTTTTTAAGATCTACAATCTCTAGTGTTCTACTGTTGGCCAATTGAGTTTGATTGAAAATTTCTTTATCGCAGAAATCTTTCAATGCCTGTATTTCGGCATCTTTGGCGGTTATAATGCGAGCATAGTCATATATAGCTTCCTGTGCGGCATCCAAAGTATTTTCTTGGCCTTTTTTGGCAGCTTTAAGCAGAGTTAGCTTTGCATTGCTCTTACGCTTCTCCGCTGCTATTACTTCCTGTATAGCAGGTAGGAGTGATGCCCAAGCGTCATCATATGTTAAATATTGAGCCCCGTTTTCGGCCTTTAGAATGGATATAAATTTCTCTTTCAGCTCCTCTGTGATTGCCTCTGGAAAATCAGGCAATTTGAATTGAGAGGCGTATTCCTCCATTGCTTTAATCATCGCGGCATGCTGGCCCATTGTATCAGGATCGCCAGCATAATACATCTCCTCTAGTATTTCTTCTGCTGTTTTCATTTAAGCCTCCTTTTGGTTTATAAATTATGTTGGTAATCCTTTGTATCGTGTTGATCGAGTTGCTTATTCAGGAAGTCAATATCCGCTTTCAGCTTGGCTATCTCTTCTTCCTTCGCGGCCACTTGTTATGCGGCGTAGCGTACGGCTGCTTCTATTGCTATTTTGGGCCTTACAACATTGCCGATGAATGGATTTTCAAATCCCATTTCCTCAGCTACTTCGACAATAAAATCCTGTGGCGTCTTCTTCACCTTCTCAGGTGGTAGTGTTGTGTTGCTCATTTAAACACATATTTTACTTTGATGACAAGATTATGAGACAATGCCCCGTGGTGTCTGCGAAGAATACCAGAATTAGCAACCTTATATGCCTTTATCATTCGGCGCATTCTGGATAAAAAACCATTACACCCGTCACCAGGACTAAGAGGAAAAGAAATGGCTTCAAAACTTTTACCGGTAACCGGGCAATAAAGAAAAGTGTTTACTCTCTTTATGTTCCTGATTAGCTTTTGCCGCTGTTTACTTTCCATCCTGCACCTCCTTTTGTTTGTTGTACCACTCTATGAAGGCAAGTACACCGTTATATACAGCATCTATTGTGTTTTTCCAGTATGGAGCGCATGCAAACTGTACTCCATCTTTAAGAAAGCGGATAGATACATCTATTGGTGTAATATCAATATCCACTCTAAATACTAAAGACCGTATCTTCTCAACTACTGGCATAAGCCAACTCCAATTTGAATGATACTCTGTCTCTTCAATTGAGAAATGGAACTGCTCTTCTTTATTAAAAAATGTATCAAAGCTTTGCGTGCATCCCATGAACTCGGCTATTAGCCGGTTGCTTTCTGTATTACTCATGTGTCCGGTATTTATCGTTGAAGTTTTTGAATGCTCTGTATCTCGTCTGCTCTGGCTTCTTATTCCTGCGGAACAGCCGGCGCAGGAAAGCGATTAACTGTTTCATGCGATCGATAGTTTTTGCTCTATTGATAATGCGGATTCAAGGATCTTTACCCGTTCTTTAAGGTTTTCGTTTTCCTCCTTAAGGCGCCTCACAGAGTGCTTTAATTCAGCGTATTTTCGGAACAGCTCAGCACTGATAGCGCTTTCTGTTTTATCCTCTATGTCTATTTGCTTTACTGATTCTCTGATATGCTTATAGTTCTGAAGGGATACATAGTCGGTTTCTATCCTGTTTTCAACACTTTCGCATCCATGTATTACGGTAGCGTGATTATACTTAAAGAATCGTCCTATTTCAGACCACCCGACATTCAAAATCTTCTTCATGATGTACATTGCCAAGTGTCTTTGTTCTGAAGTTTTCCTGGTGTGAGTCATGATGTCGATATAGTCCACGCCGGTTTGCTGAGCTACGATTTCAACCACTTTTATCTTTACCTCTTCGTTCATATGATTTCAGTTGGGGGATGTTGTTATATAAAGGACACGTATACTCCACATGTCATATGAAACCTCATCTTTTCAAAGCGCTCATTAAGCGCACAGGCTAATGCTTCAAATGGTGTCGGGTTCTCCCTAAAAACATCTTGCACATCATCCATCAGTTGGCCATCTTCATCACCATAATCTTGCTGACATTCAGCAAGACTTTCAATTGCTTCTGCTATATCCTGTGGAGATACCTGAAAACATACGGTTTCATTGCCGCACAGTTCGTAAACACCATTTTTAAACTCAGATATGTTTTCTTCCGTCACGTCTGCAAGATTTTGAATCTGGTTATCGTATTTTTTAATGAAATATTTATACCCTAATTCTTTAGCAACTGCATATGTTATTGTTTTGCCTTTCATATCTTATACTTTTTAATAATTTGTTCCAGTTCTTCCCGTGACCACTTCTTCAGCCTGGTCAGATTAGCCCTGCGGCGGAGTTCTTCGTAAGCATCGATTCCATACCGATCTATCAAGCCCTTTGCGTAGCCGGCTGCATTACCGTGTTCATGCCGGTTGTCAGCAATCGACTGGCCATTGACATTTATTTCATCGAACCGTACGCCGGAGAATTGTTTTACTGAATAGTAGTGTCCAGCCTCTTCCGATTTGCCACCTCCGGAGATACAGGGGAGGGTTTTATCTCTTTCCCTGATCCATTTATTGAAAACCATTTGCGCTAACTGTAATAGCTCTGGAATAGGCATTTCAGGTCTTACCTTCTGGCTTACAGTTTTCTTTTTCAACGGACACTTTTTCAGTTGGTGTACTTTCTTCACCACTTCAGGCTTTGGCATTCCCTGTGCCCAGCTCTGGCGCTGTTGGAAGTAGGTCATAAACCATGTTTTTTTAAGAGGGTTCTGAAAGCGAGTTCTGCTGTTTGCTCAACCACTGAGTTGCCAGCGGCACGAAGAAGGTCTTCTCTAAAGTTGTACCCATCAACTGTAATACCCAGGCCGGGTTCAATTGTGTGCGGCGCTTCCCAGTCGTATTGCTGTTCTCCTGGTCTTGCTGGCCATAGATCGCCTGGACCACCAGGTCCAGGCGATCTATGCTTCTCTCTTTCCCATCCTTGCGAATTAATGCTCCCTCCGATGATCCCTTGTACATTGTCGCTACTGGGGTACACCATTTCAGAACCTGATCCTCCAGTCTGCTCTTCTCTGGAGCTTCCGTATTGCCTATCATCTGATTTGTTGCTACTCGTGGAGTCCCCCAATTCTGGACCTGAGTAGCTAACTCCTGTGTTACTCTCTTCTGCCTGCTTTCCATCGTTCCGCTGTTGCGGCTGTCCTGAACTAACGGGGTGTGCCACATATGAACTTGTTGATCCAGACCGTACTGGGCTAATCGTCCTGTCTGCTTGTCGTACATCCGACTGCCCGCTTCCCCATCTAGGCGATCTGGATTGATTCCTGGCGCTTGCGCCGTGGGTGTACGCCAAGCAGTCTTTTCTAATTGCGAGGATGAATAGCCGTTCTCTCTGATGTGGCGCGCCAACTTCCTCCGCTGTAAAGATTCCCGCCTCAACTGCATAGTCCATTCCTGAAAGACTTTGATAAACCTGATCGAATCCAAGGGTAAGGTGTCCGCTGACGTTTTCAAAGAATCCCCAAATAGGTCCGATTGTGCGAATGATCCCCTCAACATACGGCCAAAGGTGTCTTGGGTCTTCTGTGCCTCTTCGTTCTCCTGCGGTGCTAAATGGTTGGCACGGGTATCCGCCAATGATTCCGTCCACGCAATTACAAAACGGCTCTGCATCGAAGGTTTTAATATTCGCCCAGATAGGTGCTGCATCCACCATACCCGCTTCCATGCCAGCCAGAAGGTTTTCGATGATAAAGGCTTCGATTTCCACATAAGCAGCGGCTCTGATTGAGCCAATCGCTCGTTCAATTCCTCTTTCGATGCCGCGTATTCCGGTGCATATTGAAAGCAGCCGGGGAGATTTGAAGGGATTATCCACATAAGTCATTCTTCTGTTTTTACGAATAAGTGTTCAATGTTTTGTTTCTTAGCCTGCTGGTAGAGGTAACGTACTGCCATCTTCTTAGCCAAGTAAATAACCTCATTGCCCTGTTTGGCATTTATAGCCTCAATTTTGGCTTGTAATTCTCTAACTGATACTTTATTGCCACAAAGCTCTTCCCTCGTTATTTGGCCAACGTATTTAGCTCGTAGATGCGTTTCTGCTGAGTTGACCGCGTTGGTATAGAAATCTTCTGCCATCATTTCGCATCTTACAAATTCATCATACATCTGCCACGGCCACAAGGAAAGGTTATAGGTGCCGGTTAAGAATTGCTGGTAGTAGTATTCGCACATTTCTTTCCAGTCGGCAGCCGGACCGGGCAAAGACGGCAAATCAACCCTTTGTTTCTCGGTCATCTCCCTAACGGATGCCCGGCGGTGCAGGTAGGGGATTAATACCTTATCAAGCAGGTTAAGGTTGAATACCTTACCCCAATCCTCTATTGTAGTGCCGCCAGAACGAAAAGCAAATTCTATCTCCTGTGCGTTAAGGCTACCGTAATCTTCCAGTAGTTTCTTTTCAAACTGGCTGTAAAGGGCCTGTTTGTGAAATTCATCGGCAGGCATTTGCCAACCAGTGATTACATGAATGTTGAAAAGAACCTGCTTCATCTTCCTGGTTACATCTACTGCCGGCAGCTGCGAAAAGGCCCTTTCGATGAATTGCAGCGTATTAACCGCTTCTTCCTCTTTCGTCAGTAATACCGTAGTCTGCTTTGAGGTCGTCAAGGATACTGAGTGCCCCTGCGCTTTTTCCGGCATTCTGCTTAGTTCGTCCCGTAGATTCGTTTCCATTTTGAATCATGAATTTTAGCGAGTTCAAAAAATGACTTTTGCAGTCTGAGAAATCCTTATACACTTTTTCGCCGAAATGCTGAATTTTGAAAGCGCGCCATAGTTCCCGTATCCGATTGCCGGTAATTGCTTTAGCTTGGCAGGTGATGATTGCGTACTGCACGAATCCACCGACGTCGATTTCTGATAATTCCTGCTCCATATGCTCCGCTGTGTTGTAAAGGGGGGCGCGCGGAACCTGGGGATTTTCTTTTTCTTCTTCGGATTTTACCGAATCCGATTCTTCTTTTTTTTGCGCGGGCGAATCCTCTTCCACTCTCTTACTATTACTATACTCTACACTACTATACAGCGCGACCGATCCCCGAACGTTCGACGAGTCTTCGGCTACCGTTCGACGAACGTTCGTCGAATTTTCCTGTAACACAGACTGGATGCGATCTTTAGGTACCTTTGAGCCTTGCGGTTTATCAATTTTTTGGTGTGATTTGAATGTGCGATGAACATAATACTGTTCATTATTATAATCGAAGGATATTATGAATCTGGCTCTTTCTAATTCGTCCAGCCACTCTTCTATCTGGTCAATAGTTATATCTGTTCTCCTAGGAAAAACCTGAGATTTTATCAATATAGCGTCATGTTCAAATACGCCTTCGTCGTCACTAAAGCACCACAGTAAGATCCATAGCAGGTGAGACTGAAGCTGTATGTTTGCCAGCTGCTTGTCATTTACATGTGTCGGCTTTATCGTTCTTATTCTTGCCATATTCAACAGGGGGATTATATGCTTTAACTAACTTTTCTCACTGCCCATTTTTTACCGTCCGGCTGGTGGGCGTATTTACCGGGTCCGATTTTGCAGTAAATGTTTTTCGGCGGAATGCCCAAGAACGTAGCGGCCGCAGATGCCTTTTTGAACTTCAAGGCTTTCTTATTCCTCTCATCTACATCCTCGATACTCATGTCGTATATTTTAACAGGGTAGTCTTCCTGGTTGAATATTACATTATACATGACCTTCGTTTTTTGGTAAAGAATACTCCACCACGGCTACTTTTTCACCTGCTTCGTCGAAAACATTAATCCAGCGTTTTTTTACCGGAATATGGTGCAGGTTGATAAGATCACTTGCCCGGCTGTTCAGGTAACCGATTCTCAACTCAATACGAGCAGGGTGGAAGCAGTGTATTGTATTGCCTGCCGCCAGATAGTCATATAGTCGTTTGTTTTGACCCTTTAGCCTTTCGATGTTGACAGGCGATGCCGTGGTGAAGTCGTTCATATAGGTGGATTAAAAAACGGGGTTATGAAAATTCGACTCGTCTATCCTTACGAACAATTGTGGTTCTAAAGGGGAGCTTTTCTTTTGGTACCTGCTGAATCATGCTGATCAGCGCCGATGATCCGGTAAATATCACATGCTCTATTCCGTTTAACTCTATCTGCATGTGTAAGCAATTGCCGGCGTTAACCTTTGACTTTTCTACCTTAAAATCAACCACTCTTATTTCCAGGTTGATCACACGATCCAGTTTTATTTTGTCGCCCTTGAATCCTTTTGCGTCTGCTGTTATTCCTAAATCCTTGAAGTTGTTCATAGCTGCATAGTTTTTTAAGTAGGTGATTACAATTGGCATGTTTTGCCCACCCATAGTATGCGGCTACAGATTGTTTATTCGGGTTAGTCGCCATTTTGCGAGAAAATTTTTTCTTTATGCTCTTGCGCAGGCGAGTGTGGGTATGAAAAAAGACGTATCCAACGAAATCTATGCCTCTGCTTTCTACCGGGAATATCTGCCAGTTGCCTTTTACCTGTAGATTTAATTCTGTA